TAGGCGGCACTAAATGAATATGAAGCATCCAGCAATAGTCTCACTTGGAGCGTTCCTAGCAGTATGGGGAACAACCTCTAACTTTGCTCTTGACTATCGTTCAATTCTCGGCTCTATAGTTGCTGGCGTATTCGGTTACGCATCTCCTAAGAAATGACCGCTCAGGACTTCGCAGCTATTGCCGTTGCGATTATTACAGTTCTTGGCGGCGTAGCAGCTTATGTCCAGTTCATGATTAAGCATTACCTATCAGAACTCAAGCCTAATTCCGGCTCAAGCATTAAGGATCAGGTTTCTCGACTAGAAGCGCGTGTCGATACAATCATCGACTTATTAGGTAAGTAACACTTATCTCATGGCAAGGAAACGACCAGTCATAGACTTAGACACTTACAACGCCTTAGATGCTTATGCAATAGCGTTGAACGAGTTCTACAAGTCTTTGCGTAAAGCCGGATTCTCTGAGACTCATGCGTTCTGGATTCTTTCAGATCGTGACTCATTCCCAGACTGGCTTATCCCTAACTTGCCTAATCGAATAGACAATATCCCCTATGAGGATGACGACGAGGATTAAATGAAAAGAATCGTTATTCTGAGCGACCTACAGGTTCCCTTCGAGGATGTCCATGTAACTCAGAACATAGCAAGATTCCTACAGAAGTTTAAGCCAGACCAAACAGTTACTATAGGTGACGAGATTGACTTCCAAACCATCTCTAAATGGAGTGAGGGAACCCCTCAAGCCTATGAGCAGAGCCTTGGCGATGATCGTGACAGATGCGTCGACTTGCTCTGGGAATTGGGTGTTACTGACTGCATCCGAAGCAACCACACAGATAGACTTTATAACATCATCATGAAGAAGATTCCATCGCTTCTTATCCTTCCAGAGCTGAGATTCGAGAAGTTCATGAAGTTCGATGAACTAGGAATAACCTTTCATAAGAACCCTATGAATATCGCTCCAGGCTGGATAGCCGTTCATGGAGACCATACGCCTATTAAGAACCTAGGTGGTCTTTCAGCCCTCGAGGCAGCCCGTAGACACGGTAAGAATGTCATCTCAGGACATACTCACAGAGCAGGCCGTAGCGCCTTCTCAGAGGCCTCTGGTGGCCGTTTAGGGCGTGTTTTGCATGGTGTCGAGGTAGGAAACCTTATGGACTTTAAGCAGGCTTCATATACCAAGGGAACGGCTAATTGGCAGCAAGCTTTTGCAATCATGTATGTCCAGGGTTCTACCGTTCAAGTCGATCTTATTAACATCGAGAAGAATGGCACCTTTATTGTCCAAGGGAAGGTCTATGGCAGGCCGCGAAAGTGACCTGGACTACAGCCTAGATAAGGCTATTGACGAAGTGGAATTGTTACCGTTTCGTTATCAAAATCTTGTCGATGTAGAGCTTCCACTAGGGTAACTTTCTCTTAGTGCCGAAATACGGCGCGAAGGGAGCAAGATGATTACAAATCACGATCACATAGTTATTCTTTCAATGCTTATTGGTTCACTTCCAGGGTTTCTTATTGGATATGCCAAAGGCCACGAACACGGCAAGATTCAGGGCAAGATAAATGCCCGCCGCCTTATCAAGGCACAGACTCAGCACCAGGTTAATCGATGAACGCCCGTGATTACCTCAACGAAGCGAGAGCTACTATCCAAGACCGAGGACTTGATTACGGTCACCCGTCAGACAATATGCAAAGGACAGCAGCACTCTGGAGCGCATACCTCGAAATGCCAATTAACGACTATCAGGTGGCAATGTGTCTGGCATTGGTCAAAATCGCAAGGTCAATGGAGACTGGTAAGCCAGACAATTACATCGATGGCGCAGCGTACTTCGCAATAGCTGGACAATTACATACTGAGGAGAATGATTTATATGTGTAAAGGTGAAGAATGTCCATGTTTCTATTTCGGATCATGCGTAGAGGATTGGGAGCAAAATGTTTAATTTAGAAGATTATGAAGATGTTGCAACCTTGAACCGTTGGTTCATTGAGAATTACCCAATGGGTCGTTCTAACTTGATTACGGAATTCCATGATCCAGTAAATGGGTATATCCGAGTGAGAGCTGAAATTTACAGAGACAGTTCTGATGCTTATCCAGCCGTATCCAATATAGCGTTTGGCGCTAGAGATCTATACAACCGCAATATGGCTCGCTATTACTGCGAAGATACTGCTACCTCAGCTTTAGGCAGGGCAATCATTCTGCTAAAAGGCTCAACTAAGACCGCTACTCGGGAAAGCATGGAAGAAGTAGCAAAGACTCAAAACGCTGTAGCTGAAGTTAAAGCAAAAATGGCTCAGACATCAAAAGAATATATCCCAGTACCAAAGGAAGATGATCCATGGACAGTAGCGCCAGCAGCACCAGTTCAGACATTGGAAGCAGCAGTCGAGATGGTCAAGGATGTCCTTGGTGGCACTCCAGTAGACGAGAGTTGCATACATGGTGCGCGTGTCTGGAAGACCGGAACTTCTAAGGCCGGAAAGCCTTGGGGAATGTGGAAATGTACGGTAAGCCGTCAGAACTTCACAGATGAACCTTGCGACCCAATCTGGTATGAAATTAGTTCAGATGGCACTTGGAAGCCACAGGTGAAAAAGAATGGGTAAGTTATTCTTTCGCAATCAGGATGATGAATGGGAGCAATTCCCTACCGATGAAGAACTTTATATGGCTCAACAATCGGCGCACGATCTACAAGCTCTAGGCTTCGCGATTATCTGCCAGTTATGTAATGAGCCACCAACTGTTTCACAAATCAAGCTGAGAGCCATGCAGAACGCATGGAAATGCGACAAATGTGGAACTATGAATTCTGCTGGAAAGGCATGACCTAATCCATGTCACAGAGTAGAAAACACCGGGGCTACCGCACCGAGAGGGTGATTGAATCCTATCTCCGTACTTGGTGGGAGAACGCTAGTGTCGGTAGAGGAGCGGGTAAAGACATTCACCATGTCCCATTCGATGCAGAAATCAAAGCTCGCAGCGAATTCGCACCTCTCAGTTGGATTAAACAAGTATCTAAACGGGCGGCTGGCAAAGAGCTACCGTTCGTGGTGTGCCGTATGAATGGCCAAGGAGAAGATGCTGCCGAGTATCTTGCCTTTATGCGGTTTGGAGACTTGGTTAATCTATTACTGAAGGCAGGTTACGGCGATATTCAGAAAGATTCGGCATAAGTGCCATAAAGAGACTGGCTAGTAGTGTCCTGAGCCACATAGGACTGGTTGCCATTGTTATCGTAAATGATGTTGAAGTAATTGCGAAGGTCTCCAGCGCGAGTAGTTGCAGCTAGTCCAACCCCATTGGCATTGTTAGCATCGAGGGTTGTATAGCCATTAGCCGCTAGATAATCCTGACGATGAGTCTGGTCTGCGTAACCAATATTGCCGTTTGCATCCTCATATAGAACGCCAAAGGCTGAGTTAGCAATATCTGTGCAAAGTGAGTAAAGGTCTGTCTTGCTTGATGATCTGCTAATCATCTCGTAATCGCCTGGTTGGTCAATATCTCCAAGGCCGATGTTTACGGCATTAGCCCAAGTCTCAGTAGGGTTATAAGTAGCCCATGTTTCGGCTGCCGGCACTTCGTTCCATTGCCCTAGAAGATAACCCGATAAAAGGCTATAAATCTGGTCTCCATCGTAATCTTGAGAAAGGATGCCGTTATCAATAATCTTAGGTAATTTAGATAAGGCTCCAAGAGCTGTAATGGTTGCGGTGGTGGTATATCCAAGATCACCGGCTCTATTGACGGCGATAGTAAAATCTGAGATATAACCGCCGAAGATTGGAACGAAGGCATCGCTTGAATCAGTTACTTGAACTGAAAGGCTAGTGCCTACCGTAAAGTCATAAGAACTGTTATTAAAGTTGATTAACTGCAACTGGCAATAGCCTGCGACTGGCTGTTGGTTAATATCAGTACGGCCAGAAGTTACTGTTAGGTTGGCAACGGTAACATCGGTTACCTCATAGCCATCTACCTGAATCTTATAGGTGGGAGTCCAGGCGGTCATGCGTAGATTAAGCCCCCACCTAGGGTTCCTCGAGCTGAGGAGTCATTAAGAATACTCACGATCTGACGAGCGGTTGACTCAGTATCGATTGCGCCATTAACTGTGATGTTTGTGGTTCCGGCACTTGCTGCAATGTAGCGTGGAACTGTAGGAGCAGGAGTTGGCATAGATGGAGCTGCTGGAGCAGATGGCGTAGTAGCCCCAGTATATGAAGCGCCTGAGAAGAAGTTTCCTACTGCTGAACCTGCACCCTTGATGGCATCAATGATGCCCTTGATAGTGTTATAAATCTTAGTAATCTGGTCTACGAAGTTTGCGAATTGGTCAATAATTGTTGAAAGAATCTTGCCAAGAGCCTTAAAGGCTAGCCCTAAAGTCTCGCCAATAACTGGTGCTAAGAAGTCCTTAGCGAAGTTATAGATAGCCTTCATGAAGCCATAAAAAGGCTGAAGTTCATCATTGTTGCGAGCGAGCGCATCCTGAACTGAATTAAATGCTGATCGTAGGCCGTTAATGACTGGCTGAATAACTTTCATTACTGGCTGAAGCTTCTCGCCAAGGTTAGAAGTAAAGTCTTGAATTGCCGGGATAACCTGCTTAACAATGATATTGACCATTGGAGTAATGGCATCAAGGATGTAAGCGCCTACGGTCTCTTTACCTTCATCAAAGGCAATCTGAAGGCGTGTTAACTTGCCTTGGAATGTATCTGCCTTGGTAGATGCCTGGTTCTCGAAAGTGTCTGCAAGCTTGGCTGTTATCTGATCCATGCTCATGGTCTTCAGTTGAGCGGATGTAAGTCCAATGCCTAACTTAGAGAGCGCGGCTGTATTGCCTTCGGCTGCCTTAGCCATTGCATTAGTAACGGCTTCGAGAGACTTGCCTGAGCCTGCTGCAACATCGATGGCTACAGTCTGAAGCTTCTGAGCCTTCTCGACATCTCCAGTAGCCCTTGCAAGGCGTTCTAGGGATGGTCTGAGGTCATCATCGGTAACACCGAAGGCTAAGGATGTCTTAGTTATGTAATCTTCTGTAGCGGCTATCTGGCCATCTGTAGCACCAGTTACATTCTTAAGAGTAAGAGCCAATTTCTCTTGAGCGGCTGCATCGGCAATGGCTGACTTAACGCCATCAATAGCCAACTTGCCTGCATAGGCAACGGCTGCTGCGCCTGCTGCTGCAAAGGCTAGTCCGGCCTTCTTGCCAAAGTCTGAGACTTTATCCCCGAAGGTAGCAACATCTTTATCTGCCTTGTCGAGGTTCTTAGTGAAGTTATCGACATCGGCGAGTAGCTTGAGCGTTAATGCTCTTGTACCTGTTGCCATTAGCCCCACTCCTTCAAAATCTTATCGAATGATTCTGTCCATCTAGCCACGATCTGCGGTTGAATCTTGCGAAGCGTTGGATAGATAAACCATCCCTTAGAGCCTCGACCTTCACGGCCTGACCAGATAGGGAACTGCTTATACTTGTTAGAACCGAATTCTGAACCACCCCAGATAGTCTTAGTGGTTGCACCACCGGAGAACTTCTGGGAAGCGAATCCGTAAGTTATCTCGCCAATACGGCTTGACTTCTTAACCCTAGAACCTTGAGCAATTCGACCAGCGACCTTGTTACTCTGAAGGGAATTAGCCTTCTGGATAACTTCATCTCTAGCGAATTCAGCCAGAGCGCCGGACTGGCGCTTGGCCTCTTCGTT